TACTGTGGAAAAAGCATCGTTAAGTACACTCCACAGCATCTCTTGAGTATCTCTGAAGACCCTCTAAAGACCTTCACTAAATGTCTCATCTTGTAGTGATCTTGGCCCGCAGTCTATCACGAACTTCGCACAATGTCAAGAAACGGCGTGACACTTTCTAAATAGGACTTGAGGCGCTAGACATATACACCAGTCTATTGTAGAATACCAAAGTATCACCAAGGTTCTCCCTATGTCTCCGACTATCTATCAGCAGGCGCAGAAGAGTAAGTATCGCATTACTCTAGAAATTGAAGCGTTAGGTGACTTCAATCCGCAAGATATTGACTGGAATAAACTCTTCGGTTTGGAAGGGTCAGAGTATTGCGAGGCATATGTAGAGTCCTTATCTAACCCTGATACGTGGTGAGGTTTATTAACTGAAGCCTCTAAAGTGTCCCAGTAGTGTAGGCACACACACAACCCACATGACCACCGCATTCCAGACAGATCTCACCGATACAACCTACAACGGTTGGACCAATTATGAGACTTGGAACGTTGCTCTCTGGATCGGTAATGATCGCGGTCTTTATGAACTGGCGCACACCGCTGGTGATTATGAAACTTTCAAAGATGCGCTAGAGGGATGCATCACAGATGACACATATGAGACCCCTGACGGTGTTAAGTGGAATGATCCTAAAGTAAACACCGTCGAGATCAATTCTGATGTCTTCTGTGTGTGATAGTGAGGGGGGAGTTCTTGACAATCTCCCCCATATGTGTTAGGATCACAGTGTAAAATAACAGCGTTTTATGGGGGCGGGGGGCGTATATAAAAAAGCGTAACTACCCTAACCTACAGAGGTGACAAAACGCGAGAGTGATATCAAGTTGATTCAAAAAATTTCTGCGGTATAAAAAATGACTGTGAGGTCGCGCATAGAAAAAAAATCGCGCTATTGGAATATTCCCCGTGTAGTTTTCACGTTTGTGACTGCGCGGGTTTTTTATAATATTTTCATGGTATTATGGAGAGGACCGGGGAGGTATATAATGTATATGATAGTGGGTCTTATTATAGTTTCGCTGTTATAGATAATGAAAAAAATCGGAGGTAATTTGGAAAAGGTCTACAACATTTATATTAAGGATGAGTGTGTATATCATAATTTGCCCGAAGAAGTATTTCAGACTACATGGGAGCAATTAAATGGTATGGTTGGATTAATGAAAACAGACTACAATGAGAATGATTTATCGTATAGATCATCGGAGGTGTATAAGATTGGATTAACGGATTGACAAAGGCTACATAATAGATTAGAATTGAACTGAAAGGAAACTTCGATTTATGGCAAAAGGATTCACTGTAAAAGCAAATGCACCAACTGTTGAGAAGAAAGCAGATTGGGACATCGATGCAATTAAGGAAAGGATGCGTGGAAAGACGGTAGTATTTTGTCTTCCTGGTCGCGGGTGTTCTTATATTTTTCTGAAGAACTTTGTACAACTGTGCTTTGATATGGTACAGAACGGTATGAGTATTCAGATCAGTCAAGATTATTCATCAATGGTTAACTTTGCAAGATGTAAGTGTTTAGGTGCGAATGTATTGCGTGGACCGAATCAAGTTCCATGGGATGGTAAATTAGCATATGATTATCAATTATGGATTGATAGTGATATTGTGTTTAATAGTAAACAGTTCTGGCAATTGTGTGATATGGCAATTGCGGAGGATGGAACAGAGAAAGAGATTGTTGGTGGATGGTATGCGACTGAAGATGGACAAACAACGAGTGTGGCACATTGGTTAGAGGAGGATGATTTCCGTCAGAATGGTGGAGTCATGAACCACGAAACTGTGGACTCAATCAGTAAGAGGCGTAAGCCATTCACTGTAGACTACACAGGTTTTGGATGGGTGCTCATTAAGAATGGAGTATTTGAGAATCTTGAGTATCCTTGGTTTGCTCCAAAGATGCAAGTATTTGAGTCTGGGAATGTACAGGATATGTGTGGAGAGGATGTAAGTTTCTGTTTAGATGCAAAGGAGAAAGGTTTTGAGATTTGGTGCGATCCTCGTATTCGTGTGGGGCATGAGAAGACTCGTATTATCTGATGTTAAGTTTTCTCTATGTACTACTCTTGACCCTTTTGCTCGTCTCGGGTATGATGGTTGTGGGTAATAAAAATGCTAGTCAACGGAGATTTTAATTATGGCAATGCTAAAGGATGGAAATTACATTCCAGGGAAACCGAAGAAAACTCGTCAAGGTAACTCCCAGAATACTCTTGTAAGCGCGTCCTCTCGTAATAATGCGAAGAAGCGTTATCGGGGACAAGGAAAACGGTAATATAAAAGGAGATCTACGGGTCTCCTTTTTTTGTATAGATAAGAAAATATAACTTGATAATTATGGCATGTTTAATTGCTAATCTTCCATCAATGGAAGTGTGGGTACGTAAAGAATATTTGACCGATCATCAGTTTGGTCATGGTGAATTTGTAAAAGGTGTTTGGGTATCGGTTAAATCAATTCCTGGTCGTGCTTTTTACTTTGAGACTTATCTGCCAGAGTATGCGGCAATGTACGATAAATTGCCCATCAGTGCCTTTGTAAGCGACCCAGAGACGCCTAATCCTGATATGAGTCTACCTAACCTACAATTTTGGAATTGTATGGATTACGGGGTCGTATCAGTGGATAAGAAGTTTATTGGTAGTATGGATTTTGAGTGCTATACAAGGGATCATGGCAATGTGAAAGGAACATATGTATGTACTATTGACAATTATCATCATGATCCAGACTATGTTGATTATGCGACCAGTGAGAATCCAGCAGAACACAAATCACATAATTTGATTGAACTTGAAAATGGTCAGTATGCGTTATATCCAAACAATAGACTACGTATTTTTGATAATAGTTTAACACCTGTTGATCCAAAGATGCCCGATTTCAAAGTATCAACTCAATATTATCAAGTTGAAAATGGAAATGATAGGCTTGGTATGGGACGTGAGGATGAATATTTCTGGAAAACGTCAAAAGAGAGGGCAGAGGCTATCAATACTGATGGTTATAGTGTAGAATCTGAAGATAAATAATTTTAAAGAGTAACATGAGTCATCCACAACACCTTGACGGATCCGTCGATAAGTCAAATTCCTTTATTGAAGACGGAATGACCTTAATTACAGAGGTTGATAGTGAAAAATATCTAAAGCAAGCAAGAGAAAAGCGTGCAAGAGAACATAAAATTCAGGAAGTGCATGATCGTTGGTCATAATATTAAAATATCCCTAATAAATAACTCATAATTGCTGTATTAGAGTGCCTTTAGAGCGAGTTAGCAGGGGTTTTAAGGATGTTAGTATGTCATTTCAGGTTAATCCCCTGTCCAATGATCTTATTGCCCTTAAAAATGAGAATGCGATTGCACGTTCAGTAAGAAATATTATCTTTACCGTTCCTGGAGAGAAGTTTTTTGATCCTGAATTTGGAACAAAAATTTCAGATTCTCTTTTTGAATTAATAGATGATATTTCTGCATCAGCAATTAAGGACCAAATTGAATATTCATTAGAAACTTATGAAAACAGAGTTGCCCTCCGAAATGTAAAAGTTGAACCGGACTTTGAAAATAACGGATATTCTGTAGAAATTGTTTATGACATTATTGGTGCGGATATAGAATCGCAACAGATAACATTTATTTTGCAACCAACTAGGTAAAAATGCCATTATCAAATTTTTCAAACCTAGATTTCGATCAGGTTAAACAATCACTTAAAGATTATCTTCAATCAAACTCCAATTTTACGGATTATGACTTTGAGGGTTCTAACCTGTCAACCATTCTTGATGTTTTAGCGTATAACACATACATTACTTCATATAATGCGAACATGGTTGCTAATGAAGTATTCCTTGATAGTGCTACATTAAGAGAAAACGTTGTTTCTATTGCTAGAAATATAGGATATCTACCAAAATCACGAAAATCTTCAAGAGCAACGGTTAGTTTTTTCGTTGATGTGTCCTCGGTATCACCTCCACCCGTTTCTTTGACCCTTAAAAAGGGACCAATTGCGACTTCTCAAGGAAGTTTTGCTGCTTCTTCATTTATTTTCTCAATTGTTGATGATATTACCGTTCCAGTTTCACAAGGAATCGCAATTTTCGCCAATATTCCAATTTATGAAGGTCCACTTATCACTCAA